TGTACTATTAGGTAATAAAATATTTTCTTCGGTTCCTGTCATTGAACTAACACTATCAATAAATCTTTCATCTAAAGGATAATAAAGATTTCCTTCTACATATCTATGTTCTTCATCTGAAATACTAGATATGTAGAAGGAAATCTTTATTATCCTTTAGATGAAAGATTTATTGATAGTGTTAGTTCAATGACAGGAACCGAAGAAAATATTTTATTACCTAATAGTACAAATTCAGCATATATAATAAAATCATCTACAGATTATGTTGATGATTCTACCTCACCTTATACTATTCAAGCGGCAGGAGTAGAATTTAGTAGTGGAGAATATACAAATATTGATACATCTAATAATACAAGAGTTGAAGAAACTACAGCAAGTAATGATGAATATATATATATGTTATTTAATTATGATTTATCTTCTTTAGATACTACTAATTTAGCTCATTTAACTCCTGTATTTGAAGGCTCAGCAGAAGCTAATTCAACTAGTGGTGATGGGGTTAAATTATTTATGTGGAATAATGACTCATCAGAATGGGATACTATGGAAACTGCATTACTTGCGGTTTCAACATCAAGTGAAACAACTTTATATAATTATACATCAGCAGCTCAATCAGCGTATGCAACAACAACAGCAGATAATTATTTAACAACAACAACAGAATCTGCACATGTTTTAGTAAGAACAAATGGTCCAACAGCAAGTGCTTTAGGAGATGCTACATTATCAGGTGATTCTGCACAATTACAAGTAGGAATAGCAAATATAACCTTAACTGAAGATGTTGATTTTTCTATTGAAAATGATGTAGAGACAGACGTATTAGATTTTTCTACTTATGAAGAAGTGGATAGATGTAACAATACAGATTGGCAATCAGGTACAGGGGCACCTGCAATGACTTTAGATAGTTCTGAATATAAATTTAAACCTTATTCAATTAATCTTGGTAAATCTTCATCCACAAGTACAACAATTTATTATGATAAATTATTGGCTAGTGGAAAAGAGTTAACTGGAAAATATCTATTTTTAAGTTTATACATAAAAGATTCTACAGAATTAGCAAAACTTGATGAAGTTAATATTTATGCCGGAACCTCTTCAGTATTAAACGCATATAAGTTCAATATAAAAGTAGCTGAATTAACTTCTGGGTGGCAAAGATTAAAATTATATTATCTAGGTAATGATGGAATATCAACTGTTACATTAGCAGGTAGTCCTTCTCTCGGTAGTATTAATTATCTTAGAATAGAATTTGTAACATTAACAGCTTCTCAAACTATTACAGTAGGAGATATTAAAATGGATAATTGGTCTTTTAGTGATTATGAAGCATATGTTGGAGATGCAATTTTATTTGATGAAACTTCTGATAGGCAGGATTCGTGGACTATATGGAAAGTAGATTATGTTAATTTATCTAAAGAAGTTCCTGTAGAAGCAGAAGCTGTAGGTACTGATTATAATGTAGCATTATATAAAATTAATTATAAATCTCAAGTTAGTAGTGAAGTTAATACAGTATTAAATTATTTATCTTATACTAATGGAACTAATTTAGAATTAGATGAAGATATGAGATATAGAATTCAATATGCTACAGAATTAAAAGGGAAAGCTACAGCAGAATCTATAAGACAGGCAGTTCTTGCAGTTAATGGTGTTGCCTCAGTAACAGTAGATGATATGCCAGATGAGGAAGTAACTAACGAAGTTCATTATAGAGGCGCAGGACAAGCAACATATAAATTAGCATTTGAAGTAGCCCAAGATAATAGTAATTTAATAGTATGTAGTAGTGTAGACGGCGGGGGAACTGTCTGGGTTAAAAATGTTAATTATACTTATAGCGAACAAACAAATGAAATTACTTGGATAAGTGGTGGACCTGCAGATGATACAATTTGGTACACTAATTATGATTATAAATGGTTAGGACATATTGATTTATTTATAGTAGGAGATAGTGGTGTATTAACAGCACAAACTGAATCAGATATAGAAGAGGCTATATTAGATTCTCGTTCTGCTGGAATAAAAGCTACTTGGGCTGAACCTACTTTAATAGGAATAGATTGTAGTGCATCAGTTTTAGTTGATACGGATAATGGTTATTCTTATAATACAGTTAAATTGAATGTTGAAAGTTCAATAGTACAATATTTAAATGATTTAAATGTTGGTGATGATGTATACAAGAGTGCAATAATAGATGTTATAATGGAAATTCCAGGAGTGAAAAATTGTAGTATAACATTATTAGATAAAGTAGGAGGGTCAGGAGATTCTGATATTGTTATTGCAAATGATGAAGTAGCAAGAACAAATACGATTTTAGTATCTTCTTTATAAAATGACAGAAAATATTAACTATCAAGAAAAAATTGTAAATAATGTTCCATCACATTGGAAAACTGATAATGCTTCAGTTAATTATAAACTATTGGATGCATTTTCAGAAGAATTTAAAGATTTTGCAACTGAAGTTTTAAATCTTAAATCTGAATTATTTATTGATACAGCTACTGGTATTTATCTTAATGATTTAGGTAGACTATTTAAGTTAGGTAGAAATGATGATGAAACGGATGAAGAATATAGAGTTAGAATAAAATCATATTGGCCAGGATTTAGTGGTGGGGGAACATTAGATAGTTTAAAATCGACAGTGAATAAGATAACTGGAGTTTCAGTAGATGATATGACAATAACAGAAATTGATTTTATGAAATTTTTATTTGATGTAATATTTGATTCTTCAAGCGATTATTCTTTAAAAACTACTATAGTAGATTTAATATGGAAAGTAAAAGCAGCAGGATGTTATCCATTTTTTAAATGGACATTAAGAAATGAACCGTTTGATGAAGCAATAACTGTATCGGACTCAATAACAATTTCACAATCAGTAGGATATTTTATAATAGACTCAAGTTTAATTGATGGGCCATCATTAATATCTTGATTTTATCATTATATATAAAAATTAATAAAAATGTAATTAATATAAGGTGTGATACCAATGAAAGATTCAATAAAAATGTATGGACATATTACAATTAAAAAATTAATACAAGGTAAATTTGTCGAAGTTTATAGTAAAAAAAATCTAATAGTTAATGTTGGATTATCTTATATTGTTTTAGCTATTGATTCTAATACACAAAATTTAATGAGATATGTAGCTGTCGGTACAGATGATACAACAGCGACTGCTGCGGATACAAGTCTTGTTACAGAATTAGATAGAAAAATATTTGATGATACTGATACATTAGATAATGTATGGCATACTGAAACAACTTTTCTTAGTTCAGAAGCTAATGGAGTTTGGAAAGAAGCTGCAATATTTAATGCTGCTGCTGCCGGTACTATGTTAAATAGGGTAAATGTTGATTTTACCAAAAGTTCTGGAGATAATGTAAAAATAGAATGGGATATAACATTCGCAAGGGTATGAGGAAATAAAAATGACACAATTAGAATTTAATAAAGATGAACCATTATACTTCCCTCAATTAAACTCATTAGCATATTCAGGCTCAATAGCTGTTAAAGATGGATGTCTAGTGACAGAACATACACCAAATGGTATGAGTGTTGATGTAGCTTCTGGTAATATTTATTTTGGAAGCAGTCTAGTAGTAGTTGGTTCTGCAAATCCAAGTATAGCAGCGGCAGACCCAAGTAATGATAGATGGGATATAATATTAGTAAATAGTGCAGGAACTATCAGTGTTTCCGCAGGAACTCCTGCAGCAATACCTCATCCGCCGATTTATGACCCAGATACTTATAGCGTATTAGCAATGGTATTAGTTCAGAATGGAGTAACTACAATTGTTGATACAGATATTATAGATAATAGAAGTCTATTTGATATTGCATCTGCTGGTGTAGGGGATATGACAAAAGCTGTCTATGATACAGGAGACACAGGTTCAGTTGATAATGCCTTAGCATTGGAAACATACGTTACAGGTACAGGCGCAAATAATATTGTTAAACTGGATGGTAGTTCTAAAATTCCGGCAGTAGATGGAAGCCAATTAACAGATGTTAATGCGGCTACTTTAGAAACTTATTCAACAGGAACTGGCGCAGACGATATTTTAAAACTAGATGGTAGTTCTAAAATTCCTGCTGTAGATGGAAGTCAATTAACAAATGTTAATGCAGCGACTTTAGAAACATTCAGTACAGGAACTGGAGCTAATGATATTGTTAAATTGGATGCTAGTTCAAAAATACCTGCAGTAGATGGAAGTCAAATAACTGCGATACCTTTTTTCAAAGCAGGTACAGAAACTTATACAGATAACGATACAGAACAAACATTTTCAGATGCAGCTTGCACTGCAGCATCATTAGTTACTATAGTTATAACTGATGTTTCTACACCGCAAGGAGTATGGAGTGTTGAAAGTGGTGCAGGAGATTTTACAATTACATCAACAGTAGCAGAAACAGATGATATAGATTTTGACTATTATATACAAAAGGTGTTATAAATGACTAAAGGAATTGTTAAAGGTGGATTGAATGATGGTGTTGATACAGGAATTGAAAATCCGACTGATTTGATTATTGAGTATGATAGCTTTGAAGACAATTATGCTCCACCAGAAAATTTAAATGCCACTTATTGGGATATTAGCGCTGGTTCTGGTGCTACATATCAAGTTGTGAATGAAGACCCTTTCGGAACTGGTTCAGAAAATGTTGTTAAATTATA